ATATTAACCCAAAAGTTTTTATCTGATTGTAATTTTTTCAGATTATCTGCCATATCGTAATCACTGTCCCAATAATCTGAAAGCTTTACATTAAATCTTTTTTCATAAGATCCAGTAAAATCAAATATACAATCGTCTAAATCACAACATATAATAGGATTATTTGCTTGTGGTATAACTCTATCGTCGCCTTGTGGATAGCATTTATACATTTCTGCAATTAATAATGCTTGAGATGCAACGTGTGCAATATGCAACAATCCTTTTTCATCAAAATCATTACCAGATTCAAATTCAAGCAAATGTTTGTTTAAAATAGAAAGAGCCTCAGACCAACTGAGACCCTTTCTCCATTCGTTTATTTCGTGATTTTCTAATTTAGAGTTTAATACCTTATGTACTTCTTCAATTCCATTAGTCGGAATTAGATCGTATCTCATATTTTGCTGTTTCTTTGTTAAATTTAAGATAATCAGTTACAAAATAGTAACGCTCATCTATACATACAATATCACTTGAAGTTTCAGAACCATCTGGATTTTCAATAAGTCTTTCGTTTACATATTCATCTGGATAATTATCACTTTGACGTGAATTATAATACACATCTATACTATCATAATTAACATTTACATATGTTTCAAGACCTGATGAATACCAGCAGCAATCATCACAATAATAACACTCATCGTATTCTGACCAATGAATTTCATCTGGTTGCTCATCGTAACGTGAATGGAATCGTTCACCGCAACGTTCACAAACCCAAACAGAACCTTCGTTCATTTCACCATCGGTTGAATCAAGAGCGAACTCGAAATCATCGTTTGTGGAAAGTGTTTTATCTCCATCATAATATCTAAATGAATCCATATAAGGCCATAGAGCATATTGTTTTGACAGAGTAAGTGTAAATGGTTTACATGTACAGTTTGTATAATTATCATCAGGAATAAGCCAATATTGATCATCGCCAGTAGATAAAAGTCCGTTATTATCTCTGATCCACCAACCATGTTCTTTGGCATAGTCAATAAAGCAATTATATAAATAATCAAAACAGGTATAAACTCTATCCATTAGAGTTATATCTCCAATGTGCCACACAAGAGCTCGTCCTGTAAGTAATCCATCTTTAGTTGTAATAAGCATTTCTGCATTATCTACATAGATGTCAAAATAATCTTGTGCAGACGCATAACGCATACAACTATTTCCTAAAGTTCCTGCAACTTTATAATAGTTATCTTCACAATACCATGTACGAATATCTTCTCCTCTAACTATTTTAAAATTAGTACAGTCACAAATTTCTGATTTAAAAATATTACTAAACTCCTCCCATTCTACAGGTTTGAATTCAGTTGTTAACAGTTTTTTAAATATTTTTGCAGGTTTACCGGTTTGACGATTTGTTCTTGCCCAATTTCCATTATCAGTATATTCCGGAGTTTTATCTTTCGGAAGAAAAGATACGTCCAATTCACCAGCACGTAGTGTAATCATTCTTACCTCATCTGTTATATGAGAGTCCAAAAAACTTTGCATTACATAAGAAATATCACTATTACCGAAACAATTATTAAGTTTGTCATTTGCATAATGAACTGCACAGATTTCTTTAATGATTCGATTATCGTATTTTTTACAAAGGTCTTGAAAAAGACTATATAAACTTCCACTTAAAATAGGTAACATATATTAAAGGTTGTTTTGTAAAACAGAAAAAATAGCTTTTGTTAAATTAAAAATAATATCATTAGAAATATCTTCATCACTATTAGGAATTGGATCCACTTGAACTTGTGAAATAGTCATAGAGTCTGAAGATTCATCGTATTCTAATGGAATCACAATGGTTCTTTTTTCACCATTAATCGAAATTTTAATTTGCATAATTAAATGTTGTAATATAGTTGTCCATTTGTCGAATGTGCTATAAAACAATTATCAGACGGTATAGAAGACAGCCACTGATTTTTTATATAACACACGTTATCCATAAATGGATAACTTTCATAATCCTTATCTAATTTTATTTTTATATCAAGTTGTACTGGTATACTATAATCGTCTTTTGGAGATAAAATATTAGCAATATAGCCTCCCGTTATATAATTATTAGATTCGAGTATATAAAATTTATGTTCTTTTGCATATTCTAAAAACAAATAATACATATAATTGTCAGCATAATATACTCTGTCCATAAGATAAGTATTTTTATATTTCCATAGAATTGCTCTACCTAAAATACGTTTTCCATTTTTTGGAGTTAATACTAATATTTTTGCATGATCTTTATAGATGTCAAAATACTTTTCATCTTGGCATTTCTTATACCTCATGCAACTGCGTTGTAGAGTACAATGATAACCAGGAACATAATTTTTTCTATTATAGGCATAATAAATATCATTGCCTTCCAGAATATCAAATTTTGCAGAATCTAATGAAAATAAAGATTTATATTTTTCACAATAGTGAGTGATTTCACTCGGATTTAATCGTGCATAATATTTTGTTAGGTATCTACCTATAGACATTTTTGTATAAATTGTCGTTACATATACATTTTCTGTAAGTATTTCATTACCGACTCTTACATACTTTTTATCCAATACTGTATCTAGAAAATATAAATGTTTTGGATCACTTCGTTTTAATACAATTGATGTATCAATGTAACGAAACAGAATATCTTCTACAATCATCTTTTATTTTGAATATGGTTCTATTAATTTATAAAAAAGTGATTTTGGAATCATACAAACTTCTCCAATTGTACAAATGTTTACCTCTTTTTTATCTTGTTTTGCTCATATTAAACAAAATGTATTTGGATCTACTGTAGATTCATCACGTATTTTAAAATATTGAGGTGTAACTAAAGTTTTTTTTAATTGAATGTTAACTGGAAGTTTTCCGCTTCTATCAATGATATCGACTTTGTTATTATCTGTATTTTTACTTTCAGATCTTGAAGTAACTGTATCAAAACCTAATTCTCTAAGTTCTTTTGCAATTTGTACTTCATAAGCATTTCCTTTTGCTTTACTGTACCTAGAACTTCTTTTTTTTCTTTTAGGTTCTTCAATAGTAGATGGTTCTGTATGTTTATTACGTCTCGCCATAATATTTTTTAGTTTTGTTAATTAATTCTAACGTTTTTATATGTCCATATGTTTTTCGGTAATCAGAAAAATCCTTTGCTGACCCTCAAGGCATTAACAATACTTTCAGACTAGAAAATTCTTTCTTAATTTTTTTAGAAGCTTTTACACCAGGAATATCTAAATCATATAAAAGATATATATGTTTAAATTTAGTTTTTAATTTATTAAATTGTGTTTCGGTAAGGAAAAGATTTTCAGAACATGGTGCAATAGCAGGAATTCCATATTCGTATAATGCCATTACATCTTTCAATGATTTGGTAATAACTACATAATCTCCTCCATTTTTAGGAAGCATATGTGCGCCTTGAATATAAATAGACCTTCAATTAGAAATGAATCTAACAGACTTTCTATTTGGCCAATAAATTCGTCATTGCTCCAATCCATCTTTAATTCCTCCAAAATATCCAAATACAAATTGATTTGCTACATTTTGATAGAATAAATTTCCATTTAATCAAACCGTATCTACAGGAAAAACATTAAATAAATTTAATGTATTTTTTGTTATTCCATATTTTTTTCACCAATTTAATTCCTTTATATTAAAACTTCTTGTTTTAACTTGAATTATTGCTGATTTTTGTTCTTCAAACTTAGTACCAGTTGGAACAATTTCAGGTTTATTCTTTGTTAAATCTTCTCTTGTAATTATTCCAAAATCATTTGCTATAATCTGAAGTGCCATGTAGTATGATACATTGAACAAAGACATTACATAAGCAAAACAATCTCCACTAAAATCAGATCCAAAGTCTTTCATAATCAATCTTCCGCGTTTATTTCGATATAAGCCTACGGTAGGATTACGATCAGGTCTTAATTTTGAACAAAAGAGTCCCTTTTTAATAGGGACTCCATAATGTTCAAAAATAGCTTCTTCAGAAACATGCTGAAGAATTAATTCCTTAGTTAACGGCTTTTCCTCATATAAATTTTTTGTTTCTGAAAAATCAAAAATCATTAGTTAATTTTAAAAGGGTAGATCGGAATTATCGTTAGAATCTATACCAAGAACATCTCCAACACCTGATAGAGATGTATTACTTGCCATATTAGTAGGACGATTAGCGGCAGCTGTTTCAATTCTCTTTTGTTCTGATTGTGAAAGAGTAAGGTTATGCCCAATAAATCTTGTTGCAATACCTAGAGCACCGGCTTTATTAATTCTAGCAGGATATCCTGGAATTGCATTAAATCCATTATTCTGAGGAATGAGTTTTATCTCAACTTCCGTACCAATATATGGATCAGTAAGTGCTTTTGAAAGCTTTACGAGTTGTTCAAAAGTATTAATTTTACTCATATCCACATTCTTTCCAGAAATAACTACCGCTTTATTATCGATCATCTCTCCAATCTTTGGATCAAGTGCATCAAAAATTTGACGCAATGCAACCATAAAATGATCTTTTCGTGATGGTTGAAGACCGAAATTACCTTCTACTCGTTCATCAGAGTCTGGCTCAAAAAAGTTATGTGTAAAATCTCCATGACCTTTAATATCAAGAGTTAAAGTCATTACATTATATGTTGAACCATCTTTTTGCGAAGTAATAGTTCCATAAGAAAGTCCATTAAACGTGGCATTATGAATGCCTGCTGAAAGAAAATTACTAACATCTTTGATGCCAGTTGTACTACTTAAATCAAATAATCCCATAATTAATAAATTTTAAAACGGTAAATCATCATTTGAAGACATTAATTCTTCAATCTCATTTTCTATTTCTGCATCATTAAGTGCATCTGCGTCAGAATTTTCTTCTGACAAATCTATTTTTTCAGAATCTTCAAATGGCACTAGTTTCCAGATACCATCTTTATAATCTTCAAGTGTAAACATTGTTCCAAAATCGACCAATGTACTACGTTTTTCACCCCTAAAAGAAACAGTACCCTTACGTGTAAGTCTATTGCCATCAAGTCTATCTGTAAACACTTCTGCTTTTCCTATTACAGGAATAGCCTTTCCAATTCCCTCGTTTATATACTGAACAGATATTCTATCATCTGCTTCAGCACCAAGTTTTTGTATTGCAGCTTTTGATAATTGTAATTTATTATCAAGAACTTCTACATCCGGTTTGTTTTCAGATTCTACTATAGGAGTTGTGTTAGTCCTAACTCTTCTAGTTGTTTCACTTTCTGTTACTTGAATATTAGTAACAGTATGTGTAGTTTCATTAAAATCAAAAGAAATTTTAAGCATTATATTCTTTTATTTTATCAATTACATATTGAAGATCATTAGGAATATAATCTTCTTCAAAACAATCTATCGGACTTTTTGCTGTAGTTGTTCCATCAGAATGGGTTTGAAATACGTATTTAGGTCCAGAATCATCATCTCTCTGTATTTCTGTAAACAATACATATGTAAATAGCCCTTCTACAGTAAGCGACGAATCTAACATTTTACCAAGTGTTTTAATTTTAAATTGTGGATCGTCTGCAGTACCCACATTTTCACTATGGCATGTTAAAATAATATTTAAATCGTCTCTCATAGAAATACTTGTTCTAAGAACAGTATAAAACTTTTGAGCTATATCATTGAATTTTTGGAAGCCTTTCTCTTGAGCTCTATCCATATATTCAAACCCCATAATATATTGAGAATCATCTATTACAACATTCTTTATATCGGTACGTTTGGTATTAATATAAGATAATATTTTTGCAATAGTTGGAACATCACTAGTATTAATATAATTACCATCTGGATTATCTTTATTCCAAATACTGTAATTACTTTTTCATCCTTTAAAAGGAAGTGGTTTTGATGCAATATTTATAATAAAAGTTTCTTTTGGATCAAGTGTACGAATACTGGTTGATTTACCACTCCCGCTTGATCCTACGATTGCAATTAAATTTGACATTAAAAACTAAATGTTATTTGTTTCTTTTCTTCTATTCGTTGTGGATTAGAAGAATCTTTTTGTAGCGTTTCTTTATAACCGTTTAGGGTTAAATATTGTGTATAATCTGTAATTTCATCTGGCTTTGGCAATTCTCTAAATATACCAAGTTCTCCAAAAAAGTTTAATGGTATTAATTTATCAGATTCACCCTGTCTATTTTTTAATAAACAAGCTGCTCTATATCTATCACGTAATCCTCCGAATTGACCTTCTGCTGCGCCTTCTATAATAATCGGATATTTTTTATGGGTCTTTAGTTTAAAACGAAGCGGATTATATATTCCTATGCAAACTTCACAATCATTAAACACATTACCCGAATCCTTAATATCCTCTGCAGTACATTCTGTCAATTCTGCTTTTCTTCTATCCATATCCGCACTATTTCTATTTTCCTGCATTAACATATAAAATGAAACTTGATATTTTTCTCGAAATGTTACAGCATATGCAGAAATAGTATCGATTTCCTCTTTTTTTGTATGACCTTTTGTAGGAGTTGCAAGTCCTAAATGATCACATACTACAAATACTAATTGTTCTGGATTATGAGGAATATAAATTGTTCGCTTTGAATTACCATTATCTATTTCTTCTTCTTTTCCTCATTTAAGTAGTAATGATTTTAAAGAAGCATAAAAAAATGGTGCAGATAAAGATTTATCAAAAATTGTTAATTTTGGAGTAATGGATTTTAATCATTCTTTAGCTTGTTTTACTTTATTATACTTTTCATCAGATAATGTATTTTGTCAAGACATTAATTCAGAATATGAAATTGTTTCTCCAAATTCTTCATAAACGTATAAACAAAGTAATTTTGCTAATAAAAGTGATTCTGACATTTCAAGAGAATAATATACCATTTGAATTGGTTTATCCGGATAGTCTTTTAATGGACGATATATATAATTATATAGTGTTCATGCACTTTTGCCACTACCAGAACTACCAAAAATTAAAGTATATAGACCACGCTGCATTCCACCAACAAGTTTATCCATTTTAGGACAACCTGTAGTTAATCCAATATTTTTTCCTTCACGCCCATTATCTATGAGCTTAAACAAAATTTCTACACTATTCATTTTTAAAAATCTTGTAATACAGATGCAACAGTCTCAATCTTTTTTCCAGAATCTTTAATATATTTTAAATTTTCTCATTGATGAGAAATTACAAAATCTGCAATTCCACCTTTTATTAAATCATTTTGTTTTCCTCATTCCAGCAATTCCATAACTTCCTTATGCTTTTCAGGATTATGTTTTATTGCTGAAGAATAGGAGAAGAAAAATTCATCTAAAGAATGCCAGTGTTTAGAAATATTTTTTAAAGGATACCATTTATTTGGAGTCTCTAAATAAACAGGATATGCTTGAAATAATTCCTTTCCCATTTCTCCAGAACCTTTGAGTCAACCTTTTAAAAAATTCTTATTAAACTCGATATCATCTGGATTATATGTAGATGGATTATAATCTTTATGAATTATTCCTTTTGCTTTTAGCGATTCAAATAAATCTTTAAGCTTTGACTGTCCGCCATTAGAAAATCATTTTGCAAAAAATTCAGGATGGCCCTCTTCTTCTTGTGCAAGAAACGTTAGATACACAAGAAGAAGTTCATCTGCAGTTAGATTATACGCAATCATTAAATTTAAAATCGTATTTATTTCCAATTTGTTATTAAATTAAAAAATCAATTTAACAACACACCTTTTATAACATTTTATATGTATTTTATAGGTTGGAACTACGTTAAAATCTATTGTTGTAAAACAATCCAAGTCGTTTTTTCCTTTACAAAAGCATGTTGTGGAATAAATCCAGTATTTAATGCTATTTTATAACTCGGAATATTTGTTAACCGAATTGTAGTTTTTATTGGCCTAGAATATCGTTTTGCATATTTTATTACTTCATTTGTAAATTTAGTTCCATTTCCAAGACCACGAAATTCTGGAGCTATATACGAATATGCAAATATTACATAATCATATGTTAAATGTAAAATAAAAAATGCAGAAGATAAATGTTCTATAAAAACAACAAAGTCGTCTTTTATTAAATCATCCACCGTATAAGTAAATCCTGGAAAAATTTGCTTTAATGTTTTACAACATAATTCTAAATCTGATTTATTTTTTGTAATTTCCATTAAAATCTAAATTCTAAATTTTGAGTGTATTCTCGCTCTCTAGTTGTAATATTTTCACCAGCTAACACTTTATCAAGCTGATCTTCATTAATAGTTATTACTTTAGACGATTTACTATTTGAAAATCACTTCATTTCTTGTGTACCTGCAATAACCAAAGTAAAAATTTCAGTTGTTTTGCCTTGCTCATAGCGTATACTACGGCCAACCCTTTGGACTTTACGGATTTTAGAAGAATCTGTATGTAAAATAACTTCAAGATTAATTCCTTTTAAATCCAATCCTTGATCTGCAGATTTAGAAGTATTTAAAACGCCTGTATCTTGTTCATTAAATCAATCAATTATTTCTTTATTTTCTTTTGCTTTTTTCTGAGAATGAATTGTTTTTCCAATACCTATCTCTTCCGCAGTTTTAATTGTTGCAGAAAAAGTAATGGCTTTTTTATCTTGTCGTGCAAGTAATATTTTTCTAGCAACTTCGATCTTTTTTGGATGATTCATTACAAAATCTTTACGTTTTTTCATCATTCTCATCCAATCCATTGCAATAGCGGCAGTCTTTTTAGAATCCAATCCCATCTTTTTAGATCATTGATTTCTATAAATCGGATCAGTTGCCAACTTCATACCTAAAGCAAAATCATAATCCATATATGAAAAATAACTATTAAACTTACGAGTTCATTCGTTATATTCTGATAAATCAACTTTTAATAAAACAAGATATTCTTTATGTGGAGACACTCATCCATTTTGTTCTGCTTCTTCAATCGTAACTCTATCACAAATTGGAGCAAATTTTTCAATAAGAATGTGTCTCATATCAAGTCTTTCCATCGTTCCAGTTAAACAAAGAATAAATGAATATTTTACTCTTTGAAATACACGAACCATTTGTTCAGCAGCTGCAATATGTACCTCATCTATAACAAGAAGATCACAAATTCAATCCAATTTAATAACAGAATTAATGATTTCAACTCTTGTATTTAATCCAAGGCCTCTTTCATCAATCTGTTGTATTCATTGGTCTTTAAGAATTTGTGTAGGAACAACTATTAATGCTTGAGCTTGTGGATTTTTAGTAATAAACGCATCTATAAGGTTTAAAGCGGTTCTAGTTTTACCAAATCCGGTGCAGCATTCAAGAGATGCATGACCACCGGATTCTAATCATCGCTTTAAACAAAGTTTTTGTCTTTCGTCTCTTGTCATTAATAACATTGAACTTTTGTACAATTCATACAATCAAAATCCATACAATTTGCACATGGCGATACAAAACTATCATCTACCGGATAATCATCATAATAGCTATATTTTGATTTTAATGTAGAACTTGTAGGATGATAATAATAAGAATAAGGTTCTGCTTTAATTTCATATTGTTTATCTATAGGAACGGTTTTTAAGATTTCTAACATAAAATTAAGACAGTTTTCCAAATCTTTTATAACAGTATATTCTTGATTTGTATGTTCTTTCATGTAACCACAACTTATATTAACTCCAGACAATTGAAGTTTGCTTGCTAGTTCTCCAATATCAGTTCCTATCCCATACTCTTCACTATAAGAATATTTAGCCATAAGTCCTGTTATTTCTTTTAACCAATCTTCAGATGCTGAATGAATTCCATTTGTATATGTGATCAAATCAGAACTACCACGTCTATCCGCTTGAATCATGTATGATACATCACAAAAAAAGTCAATATTTTCAGCAGCTTCACTTGCACCCCAAAAACCAATTTCCTCTTCTGTCGTAAAGCATACTTTCAAATCAGAAACTTCCTTTAAGAGTTGTATAGCACAACAGATACCGTTGGCGTCATCCATACCAAGACCAATCTGTTTTCCACTAACTGAATTTTTTCCAAATATCTTTCCATGTTTTATTTTAACTTGTTTATTAGTATGTGGTAGTACGCAGTCCATATGAGCAACTACACATGGATAATATGTTGGATTTGTTGTATTTTTTGTAATAAAAATATTAGAATAATGATCTACTTCAAATTCCAATCCACCTATTTTATAACATTCATTGATAATAAATGATATCATAGGCCATTCTTTTTTTGAAGGATGATCGATAACTAATAATCTTTTAAGTAAATTTAAATCTAGTTTCATAATGTTGGATTTAAACTATCTTCAATAGCATAAATAATTTTATAAATTTCGTTACGATATCAACTATAATTTATATTAGCGTCTTTTGGTGATAAATCTTTTAATACATTAAAAATCGTTACTCCTGAAGTAGCACACATATCTTCATAGTTATATCTTCTTCCAGATTCGTTTATTTTACATTTCCGAATCTTATATCCGTTTGTAGACATATAATATCGATTAATATGTGTTAAAAGTTCTCCATTATATTCAACACTAAAATCTCGACTTACTTTTTGAAAAGTTAAGAATTTTTTAATATCATTACATGAATATAAAGTATCATTAACAGGTATTCCATTAACAAAATATTGAACTAGTGCTTCTGCAATAATCTGTGGTGCCATTCCTTTTCCCATTTGAGGTTCCCGAATAAATAATCCTTTTGTTTTTATTAATTTTGGATCATGTGTTTCAGAATAACCTTTATATACACCAATATAATCATTTACAGCATATTGATAAAAAGCTTCAAAATATTCATGTTCTAATTGAAATTGAGTAATTTGTTCTCAATTTTTACAAACAGCCATTACATCTTTAAATCGATCCCTAGGAGCTAAATACATTATACCATCCGTATTTAATTGTCCTATACGGCAACCAAGCATTATTAATTGTTCTGTAAGCATTAAAAGCATTAATTGACAATTTAATCTTAATTTAATAACTGTTTTAGGATCATAGCATCAGCTATATTCATTTTGTAACATTCCAGAAATACCATTTAACGCTAATTTATACGTTTGATTCATTATTTTATTGCCATCGTGTTTAGCTTTGATTCTATCTTCTCGTATCTTTTTATAAGTTGTTAAAAACTCTGGTCCAAGATGCTGAGGATATAAACCAAAATTTATAATGGCACTCGGATACATTGCATAATCAATAGACTTTCATCTATTGTTGGACTATCTCACTTTTTAAAATCTTTTTTCATTTATAACCATAAATACTAGGTTTTTCACCACTACATGCTGCATAAATATTATGTCGTTTCCATTCAGGATGTTCAAGAAGAACATCATAAACACTGTCTCAAACTTTTATAAGCTTCATCGTATGCTTATCATACTGATAAAAAGAATATTCTGATATTTGAGAACTAACTTTCTTTTTCATCTGTTCTTTTAACTCTGGATTTTGTTCTCAATTTTTATTTCGGACTTCGATTGCCTTATATACAGCCTCTGGATTATTTTTAATTTCTCCAGATGCATATTGTTCTCGCTTCATTTTAGACATTCTTTGCTTCTGTTCATCCGTTCATTTATTACCGTAATTAGGATTTTTTTCACCCTTTACAGCTTCAGATATCTTCTTTCTTGTTTCTTCTAAAACCAAACATCCTGTAGAAGAATCTCTACGCATATTATACCCTTTATCTCGGTTTGTAGCATCTAATTCTACAATTCAATAATCTTCTCGTTCTCTAAGTTTTTGTTCATCGAACTCGAATTCTTCTAAGACATGATATATAAATGCGCTTTCTCCATACTTATGTCACGCTCCAATAAGATGTCTGTTTTCATCCTTACTCTTTTTACGAAGGTTGTATCTATGTTGGATCATTCTGTTATAAATATCTTTTGCTTTTCCAACATAAACTTTTTCATTTGTAGTATTTTTAATACAATAAATACCACATTTACCTTTATCACATTTATGAATTTGCATAATAAAAAATTTAAAATTTTAATAAATTTATCATTATACAAATATATAAATTTTTATGGTTGTATCCAAAAATTTTAAAAATTCCCTGTTTAGTCTCTGAACCTTTATCCATATGGATACTTGGCTGCGGGTTATCCAATTTAATTCATTTTTACCATACCATGTTCATTACAACATGTGCTATAATATACATTACTGTTATTTGCGGTAGAATTAACTTTAGGATGTTCCTGCAATTTAAGGAATTTAACGTGCGCCAATGATTAACGCACAATCTGAATCAATTATAATCCACTTATCATCTGTTTTATATATTTCTGGTTTGTTTTTAGTATGAATACCACCAAGAGAGTATGTTATTTCAAGATTTCCAACACGAAGTGTTTTCTTTCATCTATCTGCAGTTTTTTTAAGTTTTTCGGCATCAAGATTTATATGAGTATTATATAGTTCCTTATAGAATTCTTGAAATAAAGGTGTTTCAAATTTTATAAAATTAAAATAAATATCTTTAAGGTCTAATTCATGGCAAGGACTTCGTAGATCTTTAATTTGGTATCAAGACTTTCCAGTATCTTTGAGATAGCTATTTTTAATAACTTCTACACCAAGATTAACTCCATCTTGATTTAAAACATTAACACCAAGATTTTGTTCAATTCCCAATCTTAAATCAATTTCACCTTTTAATCTATTTAAAAGTTCTTCTGTAGATAAAATGTCATTAATATTATACGCTATTAATTTTTGAACATCCGATTCTGGAAGAAAACTATTAAAATCACCACTATATTCCTCGACGTTTTTATATTCCATAGTTACTTGTAATGCTTTTAGAGAAACACGTAACTTTTCCGCAAACATCATTGTTAACAAATCGAGATTTAAAAATAAATTGGCGTATTTATATTTTTTCCATGAAGCAGATGTTTTAGATTCAATAATTAAATCACTAAATTGTTTTAATTCTTGATTGACTAACCAAACCGGCTGCGTTAATAACTTCTTACAGTTTAAGATAATATAAGAAATAATAGGCGCATCATAATGAATCGAATTGTACCCTACTCAATATATATTTCTATTTAAAAACAACTTAATGATGTCATTTATTTCATTTTTTCATTCAGAAATCTGAAATGTTTTAATATTACCAGATTCTGTATTTTTAATAGCTATACTAAAGAAATTTGGAAATACCTCAATATCGTATACAAAAGCGGTTTTATCTTTAATTAACATTTATACCTTTTTGTGAAGCAACTAATTCCAATTTTTCTTTTAAAGCAGACCATTTTTGAACATGATACTCTAAGTCTTGATCTAATATTAAAAGAACTTTATCTCTGAGTAATTTAATAGTATCAGTTGGCATCATAGAAAATCTTGGACGACCTTCAATTCGAAGCAAAGAACGGAATTCGTTATAAGAAAGACCTTTTGAATTAAATCTTATTTCAACATTAGGATTTAAAAACAAACGTTCTTTAATAACATCTTTTCTATTTCTAAATCTTCCGTTTGAGTCGTAATCAGTTAAATCCTTTTTCTCTTGTTCTGTAAGCCAAATACCTAAAGATAAAATGAATTTATCTGGAATAAGTTTTCTATTAAATGCAGGAAGTGTGTCTAAACATGCAGATATTAAATCATCAATTGTTATATTATTATATTCACTAGGAAGTCCTGTGAAAATAGAATCAATAGTATCTGAATTTGAAACATTGTTTACTTTCTTATGGGAACTTATATAATCTAAGAGATCTTTATTTGTCTTTAAAGAATCAATATTAAGATCATATAAAATATGTCTAAGTAATAGTTCTACATTTGCACAATCCCACATTTTTCTTACCTGATACTGTTTTCTTTGAACACCAGGGTGATAAGGATCTTTATTATTAAGCATATCAAGAACATGTTTATATGCTTGTTGTAACTGTTGTGGTGATAGATCCATCATTCTAACTTCACTACCATCTGACATTTTCCACATTCAACGATTAATATCTTGTTCCTTATCGTTAAATGCCTTTACTAAAGTATCTGCTAAATCACTCATAATCTAAAAATTAAAATCTTTTGTAATATTTTCTTTTTTCTCTTCTATAAAGTTAATAAGATAACAAGCAGAATAATTGTACTGTTCCATATTACCACTAGCTCTGTGATAATATGTTTCTCCTGCTACTGTATAATCACATTCAAAGTATCCTTTTTTTCCAATATCTAAATTACAGATATTTCAATTTGGAAGTACTGTTACAGTAACATATCTGAGTAAACTATTATCCTGTTCGTCTAAATTCTTAATAACATATAATTTA